CACCACCAGAAGTACCACAGTCAATATATTCGACGCCATACTGATCATGAATCCTTTCCGCTCGACGGCGGCTCTCCTTAAAATTGCTATTGCCATGATCAATAATAATATCTCCACGGCGACAAAATGGTAATAATTCATTAAGTGTTTCCTCCACAGTTTCTGCTGGAACCACCAGCATATAAACAGCACGTTCTTCACCTTGGAGAACATGTGAAAGGTTTTCAATGCTGGTGACTACACCACTAATTGCACCTTGCTCATACAAAGTAACTGCTGCAGCATAATTTCTGCGATATCCCCAAACATGAATCTGATCGTTTGTTTCTTGCAACAGTCGTCTGGAACGTTGAATAATTCTACGAGACATACCCTCGCCCAGGCGACCAAGACCTATCATTCCAACACGCATAATACTAGTCCTCCTCTTCTAATTCATCTTCATACGTGGATGGTTCTTCAAATAACTCTTCCATCTTCCGTTGCAAAATCATCTTTTGCAGTGCTTTTAGATCGTCATCTTCCAGTTTCATCACAATCAATTCTTCTCCTGCTTTCACACCACGCATTTCTGGATGTATTTTATATTCTGGACACTTAATATATCCATGAGTTTCTTTCATGACAATCATTCCATGAATGACCAAACTAAGGGCCACCAAGAATAATACTAGAAAGATTATGGGAATCACATTACGTTCCTCATGGCGTTTACAACAGTAATTAATCCATGGGTATAAAATGCAAGAACAGTTGCTCCAAGCACAGAACTAATCAATGTTGCAGTTCTGTTATGCTTAGCCATCGCCTGTTTGATTGATTCATCAATCATTCTTTGAGTTTCTTCACGATCACTTTCAGACATAACAATATATATTTAAAAGAATTTTTTTGGAAGGTCTTCCATTGGGTCCTTACCAGATCTCAGGATTGCACAAGCTCTTGAATAATACATGTTGTTTGTATTTCCAGAGGCTTCCATAGCTTCCTTGATTTTTTTCCAGTTCTCTAGATTATGTGCATCCATTAGTTTTTTTATCTTTAAGGACAACGGTGAGTCAGGGATTCGAACCCTGGGAGGCTACTAACCTCGTCGGTTTTCAAGACCGATGCCATCAACCACTCGACCAACTCACCAAATTGCTTCTATTATAATAACATATTAGCGAATCTCAAAGTCCAATTTCTTAACTTTTCTTTGTCTTCTAGACTCTTGATAGGCAAGATCTTCATTCGATAAGACTCCGCCACATTTAGTTTTTGTTGGTGGAGTGATTAAAACAACCTTATTCAAATCAATTGCTGTAATTTTATCATTACTAATTGTTGTCATATTATCACAACCACAAGATATAGGTTTTGATAGATGATTCTCTATCTCCCTATTACAAATTTTACATCTAACTCTCATCATTCAACTCATCGATACAATATTTAGATACTTCAAAACCGCGTTCTGCGGCAAATGGAAATATTCAATTGTATGGGCGATACTGGATTCGAACCAGTGACTTACCACTTGTAAGGAGGCCACTCTACCGCTGAGTTAATCGCCCACGTCAAGTTATTTATGAAAGAGAAATAGCAAGATCTAAGGCACGTTTTGCTGAAGGAGCGATTGGATATCCAAGATGAAGACCATCTTTATCATATTGATACTCCTCAGATCTGTATAATTGAAATCCAAAAAGATCATCTGTGGGAGATCCAACATCCCATACTGATACTGGTCTTACAAAATAAATCCCAGCATTCGCAACAACACGCCACCCAATTTCCACAAATCCCAGACCACGAAGAGCACATTCTAATTTTAACGAATACCCTGCATCGTGCAAATTCATAGGTTCGGTTTACCGTAACTATGAATTTATTTATTCCCCGGAAGGGGAAGCGGCTGATCGGATTCGAACCGACGACGTTCTGCTTGGAAGGCAGACATTCTACCACTGAATTACAACCGCAAAGTGGGGGCGGGAGTTGGATTTGAACCAACGTTCTGCGGCTTATGAGACCGCCGTGATACCTGACTTCACTATCCCGCTATATTTGGGTGGGTGGTGAGATTCTATCATACTCACAATCAGGAGGTCGCACTGATAGTAACGTTTCCTGACACTCTCGGACTCCTTGATAGTGGATTCGCATGTCTCTGGTCTCCCAGTCACATGGCGGGCATCACCCCTGTCCTAATATACATTATCCCGTGCATGACCGCATAGGATTTTTCTGTCACACCCTTTGGAAATCCGTCGATCTCCAATGGAGAATAGGAGAATCGAACTCCTAATAAGTGCTTGCAAAGCACCCGTTATACCGTTTAACTAATTCCCCATGTTTTTATTTTAAACGACAATCATGAGATTGTCAAGCCCCCGACAAGACTTGAACTTGCGACATCGGCTTTACAAAAGCCGCGCTCTACCAGCTGAGCTACAAGGGCGAATGAGTCGGATATGATGATCCCGACTCTTATGGAAGAACCGAAGTCCATCCAACTGGGGTGGCAGGGATCGAACCTGCGACCTAGATGTTAACAGCATCCCGCTACTACCGCTGAGCTACACCCCATTAATTTAACGTGGATTGGGAATCGAACCCAAACTCCATGTGTGTTGTCCACCCGTCCTGACCACTAGACTACCCACGTATGATGGGTTAAGTGTGATATGCCTCATAAGGACATAACAGGGACTTAACCTCTGTCACTTTATATAGTAACAAACTTTTGATGGGTTGTCAACCCCCCATGTTCCAGTTTCCAAACTGTCCTATCCCATCACATATTCTATCCATTCAGTTACACCACTTTTCTGAACGTCCAGGTAGACCCTATTAAAAGGTGCTACAGGTTCTTTCTTCAAAGTCATGTTAGTTTCTGACAGAAGTTTGTTTCCCTTTTTCAAGTTACATTTAGTGCAACAGGCAACTAGGTTTTCCCATGTTTCCCGTCCACCTTTTGAACGTGGAATCACATGATCCAGTGTCAGATCCTTATCAGATCCACAATACTGGCACTCATGATCATCTCTCTTGTATATTAGAGCTCTTGTTGGATAAGATCCCCTACCCATATGAAAGGGAATATGTACATAATTGACCAAACGTATTACTCGCTTGGTGATAAGCCTTGCCTTCTCTTTAAAGAGAAGAACTATAGCTCTCTTCCAATTAGTGAATTGCAATGGTTCATATGAACTGTTCAGAACCAATACTGTTGAATACGGTTCTACTAATTCCATAGTCCTATCACACTGTAATGTTATTTAGAGGCGTCCCTTGAGAGATTCGAACTCCCGACACATAGGTTCGTAGCCTACTGCTCTGTCCACTGAGCTAAAAGGACTTGGCGAAGGGCCAGAGACTTGAACTCTGAACTTTGGTTTTGGAGACCAAGATGTTACCAATTACACCAACCCAACGTGGTATCCGTGAGAGGACTCGAACCTCCAACAAATAGATCCTTAGTCTATTGCCTCTTCCATTGGGCTACACGGATTTGGTTCCAGAACTAGGACTCGAACCTAGATAAACGCCTTCAAAGGGCGGTGTCCTGCCATTAGACGATTCTGGATTGGAGTTCAGGGTGGGATTCGAACCCACGGTAAAGAAGTTTTGCAGACTTCCGCATTCGACCACTCTGCCACCTGAACATTGAACTATCTGGACTTTCCGGATAGTTGAGAGCCCTTAGTGAGAATCAAACTCACGACCGCATTCTTACCAAGAATGTGTTCTATCACTGAACTATAAGGGCGGGGTGTAGGACGGGACTTGAACCCGCATAAACCAGATTCACAATCTGGCGCATTGGCCAATTATGCTACCTACACATGGCAGTAGATGGATTTGAACCACCGACCATAGGAATATGAGACCCGTGCTCTACCAAACTGAGCTATACTGCCAACGGAAGTGGTTGGATTCGAACCAACGGTGCCTATTACTAGACACGGAATCTTAGCAGGATTCTGCGATAAGCCTGACTCTGCCACACTTCCTCAATGTTGCCTTGAATTATCCTAAAGTTGTTTTGGGTTGCTTCAAGGCAACAATGGAACCGACAAGATTTGAACTTGTGACCGCTCGGTTATCAGCCGAGTGCTCTACCGCTGAGCTACGGTTCCAAGAGGGAACAGTCGGACTTGAACCGACAACACCATGATCTTCAGTCATGTGCTCTACCAATTGGAGCTATGTTCCCAATAGTCCTAACGGGATTCGAACCCGTGTTCTCACCTTGAAAGGGTGATGACCTAACCGCTAGTCGATAGGACCAGGCGACCCATAGGGGATTCGAACCCCTGATACCTCTTAGACAGAGAGGCGTGATCACCACTTCACTAATGGGCCTGGAGCGGACTACGGGATTTGAACCCGTGACATCAACCTTGGCAAGGTTGCGTTCTACCACTGAACTAAATCCGCAAGGTGGGAGAGGAGGGAATTGAACCCCCGATGGTTCCGATGTAACGGTTTTACAGACCGCAGCCACACATATTGCCAACAGTAGCCACTCTCCCGAACAGTTTATGTTTAACGACCGAACTGCGGCGGTGCAGGGGGCATCTGGGATTCGAACCCAGGACTAACCGATTAAGAGTCGGATACTCTGACCTGACTGAGTTAATGCCCCTTATGGGTCTGGTGGGACTCGAACCCACGATCCACCGGTTAAAAGCCGGGTGCGCTCGCCGCTTAGCTACAGACCCAATAAAGGTTTAAATTTTCAAGGTTCAATCAAAAACTATCACAGGCAACAAAAAAGGGGAGGAAACCTTAGTTTCTCTCCCCTGTTCTTGCTTTTATGGATTACATGTTACATGTGTTTATCCATACCCGCAAACAGGGGAGCTCCCTCAATATGCTGCCAGGTGCGGCCGCAATCGAGATTGCTAAACTTAATTGTGAGCATTGGATAAGACATTGTTTTCGACCTAAGTGTTTTATTTATAGGGTTTTAATTTTTGCGTTACAAAAATTAACAGGAGCAATCAATCAAGATTGCTAAGCACCCCAGGTAGGATTCGAACCTACGACTCACGCTTTAGAAGAGCGTTACTCTATTCCACTGAGTTACTGAGGCATATATGTTTTGGGAATTGACCAACCGATTTAAGTCTTACGACGTGTGGTGGTCAGTTCCCTCACTCTTTAATAATACACGGTTTTGGGGATCCGGTCAACCCTAGTGGACAGTTTCTGAAGTGTCACCCAGGTGGTCAACGAACAGAATTCCGTTCAAATGATCAACCTCGTGCTGAATGATCCTTGCCGTAAGATCATTATACACCTCAAAGCAGGGTTTGCCTTTCATGTTACGATATTTTACATGAACTTGATTTGATCTTAACACGGCACCGAATGTATTGGGACAACTCAAACATCCCTCCTCCATCAATTGAGTATCTTCACTCAACTTAGTGATTTCCGGATTAATCATCACAATCTCAGTATCGCGATGTTTTACTACAATAATTCTCTTGGAAATTCCCACCTGTGGGGCAGCAATTCCAATTCCTTGATATTTATTCATGACTTCAATCATCTTGAAGCACAAAACTCTAGTGACATCATCAATCTTAGCCACTCTGGGAGCGACTCTTCTCAAGACCTTCGATCCTACTGTTTGAAGTTCCATGACCCTATCGACCAATTTTTCCTATTCTACTTATCGTCTGAGGATTGTCTGCTTTTTTGTAATATTTCTTTTTGTATTGGGGTGCCAACACTTTCGATCATATTCTCATTACTGAATGCCCACTTTCTGAGGTTAGGATCTAAAATTTCCTTCTTTTCTTCAACATACCAAGGAGCACGTATTCCAATTGCATCTCCAAGTTGATATGCCTTTGGTGCAAATTGGTCTGGTGCTTGGGGGCCCATCTCAAGACTTCTTCTATACTCATTTAAAGCATAAGTTACATCAGACTTAACTCTATAATCTAATAATTCTTTATCTTCAATAAATCTTCGATTTAAATTCTCTTTAACTTCAGTAAATACGGGATCCTCGTCAGGCAATTCTAAATTAATCAATCGTCTAATCTCATCATAAATTTGATAAATTAACTTATCTTCAATTACAATATTCTGCTTGGCAAGGCTAAAAAGAATCCACCCAATCAGAGATCCAATGATCATGGCAGGAATAGTCCTACGTCCAAATAAGTTAATTCTCATTTTACTTTAAATTTGTCAAGTTCGGGAGGATCGCCAAGATATACTCTATTTTTTAACAAAAAATATGATACTTCATACTCAGAGATTGCTTGATCAACATCAGATGAGATCCGATAATCTAAAAATTCCTGATGCTTGATTATATAGTCGTTTAAAACTTCAATTCCATATTGCCTTTGTATTCGATCTATAATGATCACCAAATCCCTTTTATTTACCCAAGGGAGTAATGTAATTATGTCAATTAGTCCCTCAAATATAACTCCAAACTTAACATAATGAAATATATCTCTTGGTTGCTCTCCTCTCTCAATATGCAAGATATTGTGCTCAGGATTCTTTTTTCTTTTTACGATCTTCTCTAAGAGATCTTTCATATTCCTCCAGGGCAGCATCTACCAGATCCTTTGGATCCCGTTCTTTCACATCCGTATCCGATAATTCTATGTTTATTTTTGGGACTACCTCACTAGTTTCATAATCATATTGAACTTCCAATCCCAAAGGAACTTTATCATGATTTATAGCAAAAGTATCAATATTCTCCAATCCAACAGAAAATTGACCAAGTTCAACTTCTGGATTAATTAGTTCCGTCTCTATAGAAATATCTGCACTCGTTGCTGCCGTTCTTTTTATTGGTTCAAAAAAATTATCATATGGAGTTTCTTTTTGTTTAGACTTCTTATCCATCAGTATAAGTTTTTATTCCTACTAAAAAGGTGGGAGTTTCCCCCCACCTCGGTATTTATAATATTTCAACTACCATTTTTTCATTAATGGATTTGGTGTTTTTGGTTTAATAGTATTCACCACTTTAGGAACCTCACTTACATCAACTGAATCTCCATTTTCATTAACCACTTCAGTTGCGGTATAAAGACGATTCAAATAACCATTTGAATAATGAGTGCGAGCACCGTGGATTCCCCAACCCAACCATGTGTATGCATGTCTCATATATCCATTTACAGATTTACCACCTGCCTTCAAAGCAGGTTCAATACTTCTCCACTGTGGCTCTGTGACCATGTAGCGAAGTTGAGTATCAATATGTGAAGGATTTCCACCATAACGACTTGCGAAATTTCCCAACCCGCGATAACGATTAGAGGAAGTCCACTGAATAATTCCATAACCACCAGAGTGGCAGCTGCCATATGAAATTCTGGCACCACCTTCACAGATATTGGAAACAAACATGGACTCTTGCTTGATGTTGCCCATAACAGTAGCAAGGGCATGACGATCAGTGATTCCACGTTGCTGCAAGAAATCAAGAGTCTTTTGCTCATTAGCATTACAACCCTTACATGCTATTCTAGTAACAGTTTTAGGTTCTGCCAAAACTTCTTTGGCAGTCTCTAGCACACTCTTCACGCTAGTTTTTTCACCTTCGACCTTTACTGTATTTGTCTTTGCAGATCCCATATTACGGAGTTCTGCAATTGTTTCTGCGATTGATTGTTTTTTCTGAACCACCACCGGGGTGGAGGGTTCACCTTCTGGAGCGACTTGGGCATATGTTGTACCCATTGTTGAAGTTGTAATCGCACCACCTAGAACGGTGGTCGCCAACAAAATGTTTGCGTATTTAAAAAGCATAGTAGTTTCCTAGAACTCGACATCCGTTTGTAAGTGCAACCCCTCATTTCAGAGGAACTATACCCACGGCACATTTTTAAAAGTAGAAAAAATGTAAACAAAAAAAGGGGGAAGAGTCCTACCCCCACTAAAGCATTATGTATTACATTACTATTTATGTGTTTTCATACAGGTTTTGAATGTAATCATTGTCAATACATAAATACTCAAGATCTGAGTGTCCATCATATTCAAGCCACTCACGAAATTCATCTTCAATGGCAATGGCATTAGCATTATCACTATGTACTTGATGACGATCTTGAACGATCTCGCCAATTCTTGATACTGCCCAATCCCTCACATAACTGCAGATGTGACCATCATACGACTGAGAATCGTAAAGATCATAATCAACATCGTTCATAACATTCTCTTGAGTGTTCCCCATCACTATAGCAGGTTTTGGTGTGAATGCAAGCAACATGTCAAGAAACCTTAACACAAATACGAAAAACATAAGAATTACAAATGAATTGGCAATACAACGGAACAGATTATGAAGGCCCGACCAAAGCTTTGGAAGGATTTGTATACCTAATTACCAACAAAACTAATGGAAAGAAGTATGTAGGTAAAAAAAATTTTTGGACCCGAAGAAAGGATCCAAAAACTGGAAGAAGAAAAACTAAAGAGGGTGCTTGGAAATCTTACTACGGTTCCTGTGACGAACTAAAAGATGACGTAAAATCCTTGGGTCCAGACAATTTCATCCGGGAAATTCTATATCTTTGCCCACACAAAAAATCTATGTCATACTATGAGACATATGAGCAATTCAGAAGAAATGTCATAATGGATGAAACATATTACAACACAAATATTGAAGGAAAATACTTTTCCAGCGAATGCCTATCGATCTACGGAATCGTCTCCATTAATGAATCTCTCACACTTCCCGTTTAGGCAAATACAAGCACGTGCTGAGCGGAGATATACTGCCCTCAATACCATTCTACTGAGATTGTATAAGATAAATCCAACTAAAGACAATTTAACTAGAATTTGAAAAACTATATTTTCCATATTATCCGCCCGCACAATCTATGTTATAGGACTCATAATAATCATAGTCCCCCCCAAACATAAAATCATCCCATTCTGCTGCTTCCCGATAAGCATCCAAACAAACATCTTCACTATCAGCAACAGGAGGTGTGGGAGTCAATGGTTCAATTGCATCCATTTCTTTCCACACTCTAGCAAATTCATCAAAGTTTAAATCCTGCGAAGGTTGATTCTGTGACATCCTGTTTAATTCCTCCAACGATGTAAGATTCCACTTCCGTTTCTTGAGGTGCAACTTGCAAACCTTTTGATGAAATCCAATGCTCAGTCCACGGAAGTGGATTGTTTTTTGCGACAATATCATAAACTGGTTTGAGACCAATCGCTTTCAATCTACGATTAGCAATCCACTCAACATATTGCTGAAGGAGTTTGTCATTCAACCCAATCATACTACCATCTTTGAAAAGATAGTCGGCCCAAACCTTTTCTTCGTTCACTGCCCTATCAAACATAGCATACACCCAATCCTGCTCTTCCTTAGCAATTTTCTGCATTTCCGGATCATCACCGTCGCGCCACTTATTCAAGATATTTTGAGTAAGTGCTAGGTGTTGGTTTTCGTCTCTCGCGATGAGAGAGATGATTTTAGCTGATCCTTCCATAAGCTTAAGTTCACCAAAGGCGAAACTGCAAGCAAAACTAACGTAAAAGCGAATACCTTCAAGAATATTAACGTTTGCGACTGCTCTGTATAGTTTTCGTTTAACATCGGTGAGTGATTCCTGTGCGTAATGTACTCCTTCAAGGCGATGACGCCAAGCATCCGATGTACCGTACATGTGTGCAGAATTGATGAAATCATCATAGGATTCTGTTACGCTTTTTGAACGCTCCAGAATTCTTTCATCCTCAATAATCGTATCAAAAACATCAGATGGATCTGAATAAACATTTTTGATAATATATGTATATGAACGACTATGGATCATTTCCATAAATCCCCACACTTCCATACATGCCTCCAATTCAGGAAGAGAGCAATATGGAATAAACGCCATTCCAGGACCGCGACCCTGAACGGAATCCAACATAATCTGATATTTAAGATTTGAAGTATAGATATGCTTCTGCTCGGGACGAAGAGTTTGATAATCTCCACGATCTTTTTGCAAGGACACTTCTTCCGGTCTCCAAAAGTATCCAAGTTGTTGAGTTGTAAGTTTCTCAAAAATTGGATACTTGTAAGAATCATATCTTTGTACACCTAAAGGTTGCCCAAAAAACATAGGTTGCTTTTTGGTATTGACTTTATTTCGATTAAAAACGGTCATCCCTTCGGGCATACTTACTCCTTTATCTACAGATTCATTAAATTTATTCATTTCACAAAAGCATGGCAGAGAATAATTTCATCAAATATAATCTTATTTAACAAGTTAGATTTTGCAACTTTCACACTCCTCTTCAGAGTCCTCAAGAATAGAATTGAGCAGACAATCAAGTTCAACTGTCCTAGAAATATTCTCCTCAACTACATCACTCTTCAGATCATAAGTG